CCCGAAAAACTGAGAGAATAACGATCAGATTCCCACGTCCTGACGTGAGCGTTGCCGCCAATGACAACAACATTGTCACTACCCAAAACGGTATCACTGGTGGTAGCTTCATCATCTCGACTGAGGGAAATACTCAGGATCCTGAGAATAATGGTAACAACGACCAACTGAGCCCATAATATGTCCGCACAAGTAACGATCTCGCAATTACCAACCGCTGGCGCGATTACGGGTACGGAGCTCGTGCCAATTGTGCAAAACGGTCAGACTGTACAGACCACTACGTCAGCTATTGCTGGTTCACCTAGCCAAACACAGACGTTCATCACAAAGAACCAAGAACCTACATTACCTAACAGTCGTGCGCTATCTAGCGGTACTGGTGTTGGTTTGGTTGATGGTGGAGCCCAATCTACCCTTCAGATCACATTAAATGGGGTCTCAGGAAGCCTTGAAACCGCTTCTAGCGGGATTATTGCCAAATCTGGTGGCACAGTCATAGGTCGCACATTATCGACGTCTGGGAACGGTTTAAGCATTACGAATCCTACTGGCGCGTCAGGTAACCCAACATTTGCATTGACAGGTGTTGCCGCATCGGTGGCTAACTTGTCTGGTACAGGTATGCTTGCCATGACTGCTGGTGGTACAACCGTGTCTGGTCGTGACCTTACGGGAACGGCAAATCAGATCACTGTAACCGACGGAAACGGCTCCACTGGTAACCCTACGTTTGCGATTGCGACTAACCCCGCGTTGCCCGGCACCGCTGGCGTGCTCCTCCCCTCTGGTACAACAGCAGAGCGTGCACCAGCTCCAACCAACGGAACTCTTCGCTACAACACAACGATTGCGTTGCTTGAAGCTTATCTGAACGGTTCATGGACGTCATTAGCTTCAGGTTCTGGCGTTACGTCAATCCTGACGGGAACGGGCTTGACGGGAGGCCCAATCACCTCAACGGGCACCATTTCGATTGCCAACACCGCTGTGACCTCTGGTTCGTATGGCGGAGCAACAAAGACTCTGACAGCTACGGTTAACGCTCAAGGTCAGTTGACAGCGTTGGCTGAGACGCCTATTGCTATCACTAACACGCAGGTTTCTGGTCTAGGGACAATGTCCACGCAGAACGCAAGTGCTGTGGCGATTACAGGTGGGACGATCAACGCTACTTCAGTCGGAGCAACTACACCGTCTACAGGTGCATTCACTTCAGTTGCGATGACAACAGGTACGATTACCACCGCCCCAACGGGTGGTACTGACATTGTCAACAAAGACTATGCAGACTCAATTGCGTCTGGTTTGAACTATCACCAGCCAGTTAATTACGCAACAATCACTACGCTTCCTGCGTACACCTACAACAACGGAACTTCTGGTGTTGGAGCGACAATTACAGCGACCGCTAATGGTGCGTTGTCTTTGGGTGGTGGATCACCAACTGCAACTCAGCGCGTGTTGGTTAAGGATGAAGTCAGTGGAAATGCGGCTTACAACGGTGTTTATGTTGTTACGCAGGCTGGTACTGCTGGTACGCCGTTTATCTTGACTCGCGCAACTGACTACGATACGTCAGGCTCTGGAACCAACGAGATTGACCAAGGTGACTATGTTTTGGTTATCTCTGGAACATTGGCTTCTACTGCTTGGGTTCAGCAGACTCCGCTTCCTATTACCGTAGGAACAACAGCGCTGACCTTTGTTCAGTTCAATGCCCCAATCACGTACTCTGCTGGTACAGGTTTAACCTTATCAACCACCACGTTCAGCATCACCAACACGGCGGTCACTTCTGGATCTTACGGCGGTGCGGCAACTGTTCCTACGTTCTCTGTAAATGCTCAAGGTCAACTGACTTTGGCATCCAACACAGCTATTGCAATTAACGGAAATCAGATCACCACTGGAACTGTGGCGATAGCAAATGGTGGCACAGGTCAAACCACAGCCGCGGCGGCTATTACAGCTCTGACAGGCACACAGACAAGCGCGTACTACCTACGCTCTAACGGCACAAATGCTACGCTGTCTGCACTGTCTGCGGCTGACTTGACAGGTACTGTGGATATTGGTGCTGGTGGTACTGGTCAGACAACAGCTTCTGCCGCGTTCAATGCTCTGTCTCCTATCACGACTACAGGTGACTTGATCATTGGTAACGGAACCAACAGCGCAACACGTTTGGCTATTGGTGCAAATTCATATGTCCTGACATCAAACGGAACGACTGCTAGTTGGCAAGCCTCTTCAGGTGGTGTCACGACGTTCAGCGGCGGCACAACTGGATTGACGCCTGCAACTGCAACATCTGGTGCAATTACGTTGGCTGGGACGCTTGCTATCGCTAACGGCGGTACAAACTCAACTGCTACTGCTACTGCTGGTGGTGCGGGTTATGGAACTGGTACAGCCCACGCTTACACGGCGGCTGGAACAGCAGGTCAGGTGTTAACATCGGCGGGTTCTTCGGCACCCACATGGTCAGGAATCTCAGGAGGAACCTTCTAATGGCGGCAACAGGCTTTACCCCAATTCAAATTTACTACAGCACCACAGCTTCGGCTGTGCCTACTACTGGTAATCTTGCCAATGGTGAGTTGGCTATAAATATCACTGACGGTAAGTTGTATTACAAAGATACAACACCTACCGTTCAGGTTATCGGTGTCAAGAATCCCGCCACCACGGGTAAAGCTATCGCTATGGCGATGGTGTTCGGTTTTTAAGGAGTCAACATGGCAAATCCAAACATTGTCAATGTTACCAAGATATATGGTAACTCGACATACATCGTTGCATCGGCAAGTGCTGTCGCATGGACTGCATTAACGCCTGCGACCAACTACGTCAACAAGGTTGACAACATTGTTGCGTCTAACGTCACAAGCAGTGCGGCAACCATCACGGTGTCACTGAACAGCGCGGTTTCTGGTGGCGGTACGGCTTATCGTATTGCTTATCAGATCTCAGTGCCTGCTGGTGCATCTGTGATCATTGTTGACAAGACAACTGCTTTTTACGTAGGTGAAGCCCAATCTGTTGTAGTGACTGGCGGAACGGCTAGTGCAATTGAATTGACAGCGTCCTACGAAAACATCACAGATACCTGATCGGAGGTTCTCATGGGACTTCGATATACGGGCGGGATTCTCTCAGCCGGTTTAAACGGCATTAACTACCCTGTCACAACGGTGGAATACCTATGTGTGGCTGGCGGGGGTGGTGCCGCTTTCGAAAGAGGTGGTGGTGGTGGAGCAGGTGGTTTGCTTACCGCAACTGGCTATGCCATAACTATTGGTTCTGCAATTACTGTAACTGTAGGCGCTGGCGGTTCAGGCGGGAATGCATCAAGTTATAGCGGTACAAATGGTTCAAATTCTTTATTTGGCTCTATAACTGCAACTGGCGGTGGAGCGTCTATTTTTAATTCAAATGGTGCTTCTGGTGGTTCTGGTGGCGGGGGAAGTATACGAAATTCAACTACTGGTGGCGCTGGAACTGCGGGACAAGGCAATGCTGGCGGTTCTGCCATATCTGGAAATACTTCAGGATGGGGTGGAGGCGGCGGCGGGGGTGGTGCTGGTAGTATTGGCATTACTGCATCATCAGATACTACCGCTGGCAATGGTGGAACTGGTTTGGTTTCTTCTATTTCAGGCTCCGCTGTTCAATATGCTGGTGGCGGAGGCGGTGGTTCAACCACAACCACAAACAGCTATCAACCACAAACGTGGGGTATTGGTGGCGGGGGAGGTGGTGGTAATGGCGGTGGCACTCTACCCTTTGTAGCGGTGGCAACATCTGGTGTTGCAAATACTGGTGGCGGTGGTGGTGGCGGCGCTTCTGATGATCCGGGAAGAAACCCCGCTGGCGGCTCTGGAGGCTCTGGCATAGTCATCATCCGTTACCCATCTTACTTAGCCCCTGCTACATCAACAACAGGTGGGCCTGAAATGTACATAGCAGGCGCATGGCGCGTGTACAAGTTTGTTGCATCTGGAACAATTACATTCTGAGGATATATGGCACAAGGTCTTTTTACACTCAGACAAGTTAACCAAGCCATTCGTCAAGGCGCATGGTCAGCATTTAATCCACCTCAATTTGTAGAATACCTTTGTGTTGCAGGCGGTGGTGCTGGCACTTCGGGCGGCGGCGCTGGTGGTTTGTTGACGGGTATTGCCCCTGTAACTGCCGGAACTTCTTACACTGTTACTGTAGGTGGTGGTGGCGCTGCCAGTGGTAATAACAGCGGTTCTAATTCTGTATTTGGGTCTATAACTGCAACAGGCGGTGGCGGTGGAATATCAGTTGCAGGCGGTTCAGGTTCTGGTGGCTATAGCGCTGGCAGTGCTGGTGGTCAAGCTGTTTCTGGACAAGGCAATGCAGGCGGTAATGGTGCTTCTGGGTCAGGTTACAGTTCTGGTGGTGGTGGTGGCGGTGCTGGAACAAAAGGCAT